TCCGGCTGTTGTAGCCCCACTAGTTGATTTAATAAGTAAACCTGAATAATCTGCATGAGTGGCCACTCTGCTAGGCGTGTAGGGTATATTCGGGGCTCCTAGAGACGGTATCTTGGGTGCAGTACCACCGGCCGCAGGTGCACCACCGGCCGCAAATGTACCATCGGCCGCAGGTGCACCACCGGTCGCAGGTGGCGCTGCTGCTGGTGTACCACCGGTTATGATAGACCCAGCAATAGACAGGTTTCCCCCAATAGATAAATTACTCGCAGAGAAGTTACTCGCAGATAAGGTATCCGCAGACAAGCTACTAACATACAGGCTGCTTGGTGATGTAAAGAGTGGTTTAAGCTTCTTTATTGCTTCATCATCCACATCCATAAGAGTCATTTCCGAATACTCACCAGAAGATTCATCTTCCTTGGCAGCTGTCTCGGCAGATTCGTCTGCATCTTCTGCTCTTGAAACCTTCATGCCAGGAATGTATTCAGACATACCAAATGTCAGTCCACTAGCAAGGTTTTTTCCTGCATTTGCTAATTTTCCTCCAAAACTTAGACTTGGATCTGCGTTAAATCCTTGATATGCATCATACAAAGCCATACCGGCGGCTAATGGGAGGGCGGCTTTACTTAAAACGCTCCCTGCACCCCTAAGAAGACCTTTACCAAGGCCTCTTTTAGCAACTTTTGAAGCAGAGTCTTTCGTTGCGAACTTACCAGTTTTGGGATCGCGCGTGGTATGCCGTCCGCTGCCCTTTGTTTTTTTGCCGTCTGCATCATCTGGAGTTGTTTTTGTGGCGGTAGCATCAGTATCTTTTCCAAAAATACCTTTTATTTTTCTAGCTGCATAACTTAATAAGAGACTACCCCCGGCGCCAGCTGCACCACTAAGCACACTAAGCAAACCACCGCCTTCCGATTCGTCATCTAAACCTTTATCATCTAATTTTAACCCCGATGTACCCTGTAATCCACTAAGTTTGCTTGCATCTTGACTCTCAAGCCGTGATTCTTCACTAGCTAACAATTGCGAATCATATATTTTTTGCTGAAGTTTAAAATCATCAGATAACACATCATAAATTGTAACTAACGAGTCGTCAATATGCGTAAGTAATTTTGTATGATCAAGAAGAATAGAACCTAGTTCTGTTGTGATATCTATGCTTGAACCAAATAAATTACTTGCACCTCCTGATGCTCTACCCGTTTTTTGCTTTGATTTTGTTTCGCCTGGTGTTACATCTTCTGGTGTTACACCAGCCGAAGCTTCACCGGTTTCTGGTGTTGTACTTGCGGATGATTCATCTTCAAAAGCACTTAATCCCTCTGCTCTTGCTGTGCGTGTTTGCTGACGTTGTAATTTACCGCTTTGTAAAAGATTTTGTGTTTTAATTTTACTTGCTTTGTTAGAGCTTGATGCTTGTGCCATTGCAAACACACCAAGCGCAATTAGAGGGCTTTTAGTGGCAGCTCCTGCTAAAACTCCCATCACAACATCGCTTTTAAATAATTTTCCAAGCCCAGCACTTAATTTTTTAAACGTTCCAAGACGTGATTCCAGTAACCCTTTAACTTTTGTTCCAAACGCAATTAATGTTTCTTTTTGAGCATCACTTAGAATTTTATCATCTTCTTGTTTAACGTTTTCTAAAACATCATCAAGTTCTGGTAAATAAAAACTTTTGATACGATCCGCACTAGCTAGAGGGCTTTCGGTATATTCATTTACCGACGCGTAGTAAATTTCCTGAATAGATTGCTGATATTGTATAAACGCTTCAGCAAGGTTTCCAGATTCAAATTGTTTTTGAAGGGATTGTTCAACCGCGGCTTCCTCTTGCGAGATATCCGCCATAATTTTTGTGGCCGCATCATCACTGAGACTATCAATAGCACTGCGACTCTCTCCAGTGATAACGGCGGCCCGTAAAGCGGGGTCGACGGCTACTAGTTTTTTTCGACGCGCGATTTCACGCGCACTAATCCCTGATGTTTTTCCAAAGGTATCGATGCCCGAGCCGAATTTTGCCATAATTATATTTATCTAATTAGGATCTCCGTTGTCTGGCAATTTCGTCGTTTTTCTTGTCGACCCATTGTTTCAGAAGAATCAGATAGATATCTCGCTCAAAGGGTATCATATTTTGAATATCACTCCACGACCAATGATGTTCTTGCATGAGAACAAAGATGGTTTGGTAATGATTGGCTAGCGTGTCGTAACTAGCCACTAGTCTAAAAAATTGCTAACCCCCGCAATCGGAAAACTATGATTGTATTGACACTTTTCACAGACAAAAGCTAGGTTGGTTTCAACCGTAGGCAAATCACTTAAAAAATTAGAAAGCTCTTCAAACGCACGGGGAGAAAGAGATTCCATAAACTGCATTTTTTCTTCTGTGGTATATTCAGAAAAGATGTATTGAGTTTTTGTTTTTGTTTCTTCAAGAACATTAAACATATCACACATAGCTTCAAGATATGCGTTAGATTTAAATTTATTATCTACATTTAACACTGCATACAATAGTTCGTGTATTGTGTAAATGGTAGGATATCGAAGATGTAGCACATAATCATCGTTGAGGACAATGGTAAATTTATCTTTTTCCTGTGGTAGTTTGGATACGGTAATTGTTGTTAAATCTATTCGCACGGGATTATCATGTCCACACTCTTCCGTTTGCCCATCTGGGACGTTGTGGCATTTGTAGATGGGCGTAACAATTTCCCCGACACTTCTTGCTCGAAGTTGAAGCAATAGATACTCAATATCAAAATACGGTACAATTTTTGGATTTACCTCACCGTTAGTGCAGTTAATAATTACTTGAGCAATGGCTTCTATTTGGTCCTGATATTTGTCCGATTCTCGTGCCATTAACAGCAGCTTTTCTTCACGCACTAAAAAAGGCCGCATGTTAATAGATTTGCCAGTCGACGGTAATGTTACTGGAAATGCATATGTATCAAGCACTGGAAGTTTCATAGATTACCTCACGTTGTATTCACCTACTAGTTTGTTACGTCAAGGAGTAAATTTATTATTTAGGTTGTGTTGATAGGTTAATCAGTTTGTTTATGTGTCTTCATATAATAATATTCAAACGTTACGGGTAACACTACGGGGGCATCTTCATTGTCCCATGACAATGATAATCCACCAACAGCAATAGGATATATTTCATGAAAGGACATTGCTAAAATCACTTGACTTTTAGGATTACTCGAACTCGAATCTATGCCATAATGTGGAGATAAAACTTTTAGATCAGCACGATCACACACATACTTATCGTAATATTCTACCGCAAATGCGGTTACATCCGACTTGGGCACTTTGTCAACGTCAGATTCATTTGACGGTGACACAATCTTTTCATGCCACGTCATAAACGTGTTATGAATTGCGGCGGCTTCAATCGGACTACTACCCATTAAAAGAAATTCTATGTTCAACGGCCCAAACAGTTGGCTGTGTACATGTTTACGCGTAGGCCCGCTAAAACTAAACTCTTCATATGTTGCGAGGGTGGACGCAGGAACACTTGCTGTTTTTGCTAAAAGTCCTTTACTTAGTAAGTTTTGAGCCGTAGCGACTGCCGCACTTCCTGATAAGATACCCTTATTATCAATCAATGGACCAATATCTAAGCTAAATTGAAATCGCCCTTGACTGGCATAGTTTCCGGCTTTTTCAAAAAATGTCGATGGATCGATGTCGACAGAGGTAAATGCCTCAACACCGGATCGGAATGTTGGTTGATCTGCCATAGCTATGATGTATTTAGCTGCGGCTATCGTGGGGATTGAATCGTACGACTGCGCGCCCAAACAGATGCGACACTTGAACCAACAAATTGTTCGCTGGGATATGCCAACGCTACGGCCCACTCTAGTGGAGAAATGAATATGACAGATCCCCGAATCTGTTGAAAGGAGTATCGTTTAATCGTCGGTAGCTTTCCTATAAATCGTCGACGCATGAGTCGCCCATAGGTCATACGAATAAGACTTAACTGACTGACGGGAAGAGGGGCAATTAACGGCATCATTGACTCAAACAACGCGAATCGCATCTTGGGGGGTAGATAATGAAAGTTCATTCCTAAGATGCCGTCCGCATCTTTCATGAGCGGTAATACTAAGGGAAAACGATCATAGACAGGAGTTGTTTTCGCTTGATATTGAAAGGTATAAAACATGCCAGGGATCATCGCTCGGGGAGAAACAATCATGCTTTTAAACTTTTGATATTTCTGCACCAGCGCGTCCTGATCTTCCGCAGTAATGCGTCCTAATATATACGTGGTATTTTTTGCCCATAAAATAGTGTCGGGGGAAGCAACATTCATTGCTCTGGCGCCAATTTTATTTTCTAAGGGAATGAACGAGACCCCAAGCGTGGACGGTAACGTGTTTCCCGTGGATGCGGTTGTTACCGCGCCAGGAGGCGTTTCGTGAAGCTGTCCTCGCAACGACGGAGTATTTTTTGATTGACGAAGATATTGTTCGATAAGAACATCTAGTAAATTACCGCCCATTGGGATACAACTCCCGTTCGGTTAAGATTACAAACTTCCACCCTTTATTAACACAAAACTCATTAGCTGCTTTCCATTTAGCTTGATTCTTGGCGTATTCAACGGTCTCACGAAGTTGTCGTCGCGCATTGGTGTAGGTTTTGGTTTGCGGCGAACGTGTTTGTGCTGAGGGTTTGATTTCAACCATCCACGTTTGTCGTTGGTTTGTGGTAGTTCGAACATTTAGAATAAAGTCTGGATAGTATCGATGCCACTTACTGTCTCCGATAAAGTAATAGGGCACAATAAATTCCTCTGACGCCCAGTCGAGCACATCGGTATGGGTATCACAATATTCCATAAACGTACGTTCCCAGGCGCTTCGAAAGATAATGTTTCGAGGGTTTCCAATGTATTTGCGCGGGTTACGTGGAGTGAAGCGTCCTTTTAATGGCATATATATGAATAGCGACATCTTTATTTAGAAGGCCTTCATCCTATGGCAAAAAAACCAAACGTATTTACACTTCTCGACAGTTATACAGATAAATCGATTGATACTGTCGAGCAACTTCCTTTTTTTATAAAAAACTCCAAAGCCATTGCTAAATATCCTCTGTCATTAGGTGAGGTTCGGGGAGGAATACCTTTTACGTTATTCATGCCGTATAAACGTCCCTCGTTACTTAAGGGCATTCGTGCAATTCAAACGACTGACGCGGTAATTACTTCATTACCCACACCAGATTTTGCAATTGCACTTCCTACTCCGCCGAGCGCGTTAAAAACAACGTATGCAGCAACGTATGATGATGTTAACTTAGGTCAAGCTGGAGGAATGATATTATCTGAACTGGATCTGGCAACAAACAGCGCTAAAGAAATAACAGACAAGCTTTTAGAGGTCGGCGGCGGCGCGCTCGTCGGGGGAATGATCGGCAAACTCGTAGGTGGTAATAAGGGTACCGTAGCGGGCGTCCTTGCCGGCCTTGGGGCCGGAGTTATGGGTGCGGAAAACGCGGCGAAACAAGCCGGGGTATCCATTGCGCAAGTAATCGCCGAGAAAATTGGCATCGATGAGGAAGCTGTAAATTTAATAATTGGAGAAGCCACCAATCCATTTACGGATCAAATGTTTAAAAATGTTGGGTTCCGCACGCACAACTTTAACTACACGTTTCTTCCAAAAAGTAAAGAAGACTCGGAAAGTATTGATGAAATTATTCAACTGTTTAAATACGCCATGCTTCCTCGACCTTCATCCACAACGGGATTTTTTGAATTTCCGTATGAGTTTCAAATTACACACTCAATTCAAGCTACCACCTTTACATTGCTTCCCTCGGTGCTGGAATCATTAGAAACAGATTTTGGTGGAGGTACTGATAGTTTAAAATTATTTAAAACAACGAGTGGAGGAAAGCAATATCCCACCAAAATAACGGTTAGTATGACATTTAAAGAAATGGTATTGTTAAATCGCGACCGCATTACTGGTTTTAGAAAAAAAGGTTATTTTGTTAGTGATGATGGTGTTGCTCCGCCGGATGATGCAACCGTAAAACGGTATCGGTTCTAATGGGAAAACAAGTATGCGATATTTTCAAGATTTTCCGTCAATCGTTTATCGGACAAGCGAAATAGTTAATGGGATTCCACAATTAACTGATCGCATTGTGCCCAATATGACAGTACGGTTTAAGCCTTTTTTTGAAAACTTTTCCTTTGTTCCATACACGGTTCAAGACCGAGATCGCCCTGATACGGTGGCGGCACAATTCTATCGCTCATCCGAATACACATGGGTCGTATTGCTATCCAATGAAATGAATAGTTTATATGATTGGCCAATGTCCTCGCGGGAATTTGCTGACTATATGAATGCCAAGTATGAATCCGCGCCGGGCGCTAATGATGGAATTTTTGAAGCACAAAACACAATGATCTACGAGTATCGATGGATTCATCCGACAACAGGGCAAAAGTTAGTGGTGGATGAAACATATTATAATAGTTTGACTGTCGCCGAACGCTTCTCCGAGCAGGAATTAATATACGTGTATGATTATGAATCGGGGTTAAATGATAAACGGCACACCATAAAAATATTAACCCCAGAGACGTTTAATTCTTTTGTTCGACAGTTCCAACAGTTTGTTTCTGTGGGGTAATACTGATGAGTCTGTATAATAAAAGTGTTGCTATTGACAGGCTACAACTAATAGCTCCCGGAACCGCACAAATATTACCAAAGTTAGACAAACTAATCAGTCGATTGGATATTTTTGAAGACCTTTTTTCCGGCGGATTAACGGGAAGTGTTACATTTGATGATTCTGTATCCCTATCAAATGTTTTTAGATTAAATGGCACAGAACAGTTGCGACTTAAATTTAGTTTACTTAACCCAACATCTACTCAAAAACGCACCTACACTGCCCCACCATTTATAACATATCGGCAAAAAGATCGCATTCCCGTGAAACAGGGAACTGAAAAATTTACATTATATTTTTGTAGCCCCGAGTTAGTAAGTTCAAATCTTCGGCGATTTTCTAAAACCTTTGAAGACTATCCCCATAAAATTGTTGAAGATTTGGTGCGAAAACCCTATGGGTTGGATAGTAAAAAACCGTTCGTAGAATTAGAAGAGACCAAACGTAAAATTAAAATAACATTGCCCTATATGCGGCCGTACGAAATGATTAAGCTGCTCACGCTACAAGCGCAAGCAAAAGAGGATTCAACAAACTACGTATTTTTTGAAACGTTACAGGGATATTATTATGTGTCGTTTCGTCGATTGATTGAACTTGCATCAAAGAACCGTGAAGAAATTCCTACCATTTATATGGAGTTGGGTGGTCATTCTGAACAAGGAAATACTAAAACCAGAATTAAGGCGGATAACCTACACATGGTTAATTCGTTTGATATATTATATGCCGCATCGCAAGGATATTTTAAATCAACGACTATCGCGCCAGATATTATGGCTGGCCGATGCTTATTAAAAATAGGAAAACCTAGCACGGGGGAGACGGGGTTATATTCGGATAAATTTGTGCAAGGATTTCCGGCGACCGGTCGAATATTTTTAGTACCAACCACAGAATTCAGTGCAGCAAACACACAACTAACTAAGCAAGATACGTATATTACTGATAATTTTTTGTCTCGCACGATTGATGGTCGAAATCGGGAATTCCTTAGTTTGCAAACGCGAACAATTCGTGGTGTCGTGCCGGGATCTCCTGAATTAAACCCTGGCAAAATAATCAACATTAACTTTCCAAACCCACGAACAGATAAAAAAAATGTTCCAGATGAGGCCTCTGGTTTGTACATGGTTACTAACACTCAACATAGTATTGTTCCGACAGGCATCGGTGGGTTTTTATATGAAACTACGTTTGAAGCGGTATCTGATGCTCGTGGAGTTACGCTGTAATTAGACAAATTTACTTGTTTTGAGTTTTCATAAACCTCTCTGTAAATGCTGCGATAAATAATTACATGGAACAATTAGGTCAAATTAATTCCCATGACTTTATGGGAAAGAACGGATTTTATTGGTGGGTTGGAGTTGTTGAGCGCACCGATGGAGATCCATTAAATTTAAATCGTGCCAAAGTTCGTATTTTTGGCCATCATCCGCTGAATAGAAACGTGGTGCCTACCGAAGATTTGCCGTGGGTGTTGCCTCTCGCGCCGTTAAATAATCCCTCTGGAGTAAAATCTCCTCCCCCAAGCACGTGGGTGCTCGGATTTTTTCTTGATGGCAGCATCGGTCAGCAACCAGTTATGATTGGTGCGTTTGTTGGATTGCGCTATAAAGAGTGTGTCGATGCGCCCCAGCTTGACGCGTTTGGAGTTATGGAAGTATAACATATGCCACGCTTAAATGCTGAACTATCCGTCGCGATGGGAAATAACTCCAATAAGCCCTTATCTCATGATACAAATCTGTTGTTTTGGGATGGTAATGCACCAACGGCTGCGTTAGTGGGCCAATCCATTGTCGGAAGTAAAATTCGCTGGCTAACAGAGACGAATTTGGTGTTCGAGTCGTGTCAGTCCGGCACGTGCCGCATTTATACTTACGACACTCGTACTGGAGTCTGCGCACAGGTTTCTGCCGCTGGTGCCGATGAATTATATGCGGGTGGGGGTGTGTGGGCAAAGTATTTAACTGGAACGGGATATGTTGATTCTGAGGGTCGTACAAACGCGACATATGGAGTTGCGGGGGTAGACGACGATGGAACCGTATTAATCATCCTAGACGCTGCGGATCGTGCTGGCCTGGGGTATCTGGACGCGGATGCAGCGTCGACGAGTAATGTTGAAGTTATTTGTTATGATGTCCTTGACCGCATTCCGTCGGCATCCATTCGCGAAGGGGTAGTAGTTTTTCATGCGGGTGGAGTGTTACGGCGATATGATATATCCACGGAACAATTTAGTCATACCA